TATATATGACTAAAGAAACTGGTCTATATCAACTTATGGCTAAAGGTGCTCGTATGTCTGACTTCACAGCTAGATATGCATTATATCAACATGTGACTACTCGTAAGAATAAACCAATGAATCATAGAGAAGCAATAAAAGAAATTAGAGATTCTTTTGTATTCTATGACTTACCTCTACAAGGTAGAATTCAATGGCTTGATGATATGGGTTTAATAATGTTTACTAAATATTTTTTAAGAATACAACGTGTATTACTGAAGAGTATGCAAGAGAACCCAATACGTTGGGTTACTTTGGGAGTATTAGATAACTATATTGGTTTAAGTTACTTTACAGGAGACTCACTTATCTGGGGTAGATTAGATAATTGGCCTGGAGAGATGGGTGCATTTGGATATCCACAAACATTAGATGAATTGGCTACAGTTCGTGCAGGATTAACTGTATTTGGGATGGGTCCTGGTCCTGGCGCAATATATGGTAATCCTTAAATAGAATAATATTCTATACCACACTCTTTAAAGAGTTCAGCAGACTTAGCTGCATGTTCTGCCCATCTAGGATTGTCATCCGCTTGAGCTATAACTCTGATAAAGCCAGCTTGTACTATGGCTCTAGCGCAATCCATACAAGGAAATAATGGACTAACAATAAGGGTACACCCCTCTAGGGGTGTACCCACTCTTGCTGCATTATAAATAAGATTACGTTCAGCATGTTCAAACCAGAAGTATTTCTCTGGTTTTTGATGACGTATCTCTATATTGTCATCACACCCTCTAGGCATACCGTTATAACCAGTAGCTCGTATTTCAAAGTTAGGGCCTAGTGCTATTGCCCCTACTTTCGTACTTCTATCTTTCGATAAAGATGCTACAGCATGGACAATAGGTAGGAATTTCTTAGCTTTATTTATATGCATATTTATTTTTTACTGGTGCTACTAAAGATACCAACAACACCTATTACTATAGCAATACCGATAGCAGCAAAGAATCCTAAGATTGAAAGTGACCAAGCAAGTAATCCAATAACTGCTAAAACAGCAGCTGTTAGGATACCCCCTATAGTATAGAAAATAACTTTTAGTATATTCATGATCTTAGTTATGAAAACATTGCATTTGCTTTGGTTTTGATTTCTTCTGTGACTTCTTTAACTGTATCTACTACAGTATCTAGCATAGAACCTGGGGGACAATCTTTGATTGAATCTTCTATATTTACAGAAGCATATATAGTTTTATCTTTTTGTTGTAGTGTTAATTTAATGGTTACTTTTTTACCTTTAGTTTCTATACCTTGATTGTTGATATAAGTATGTAAGGCAGCAATAATTTCATTCTGTCCAAATGTGATTAACATATTAATTAAACCTTTCTTTATTTAAGAGTTTCATATATTGTTTATAGGTATTGCCAGCTAAGCCAGCATATATTGTAGCTACAGCATCAGCCATATGTTCTGCTGTACCATCACTTATAAGGTATGTGCCTTTAACTTTATGTAAAGGCCAATTAGCTTTAGGATGGTTATCTACAGCCCACTTAATCATTTCTTTTTTAGTAGCTGTTTTGCTACCAAAACTGGCTAATTTGACTTCAGTAGGTGTAACTTCAAAGAATGGGATACCGTTAGCTCGTAAAGCTCCCAATACCCCCACACAGAGTCCATATGAGGCCATAGCTCGTGCAGACTGGCTTCCGATAGGTACTTCTACGAATACTGCATCAGCACCTGTACAAGCGTTATAGGAAGCCTCATACAACTGAAATGCAGATTCTAGGTCTAAACTGTTCTGACGTACCTGTTTACCCTTATTTAAGACAGGGCAGATAGTAGCCAGATGGTCTATTACTAGTTTCTGAGTATCCAGATTGTAGGTAGCTATGGCTAAACCCCAGTTTCTTAGGCTGGGATCCATACCTACTAATTTAAGATTCCGTGATTGGGTCATTAGTAGGTTCTTCATAAGATTCTACTTCATAAGCAAATGGTAATTTACCTAATTCTATTAGAGCTAAATCAATACCATCTATAAAGCCTCTACGATAATCACCATCCATTGTGGTTATTACCCCATTGGCCTCTATTTCAGAATTTTCGGGGATGAGCATCATATGCTCTAGTGTCTTGACTTTATTACTATGCCAAGATACTAGAGTTCTGACAAACTGATCCAGATCCCGTATTTCTATGGTGTCTTTATCAGTCATAGCTTAGGTAAATAAGCTAGAAGAAGGTTTCTTGACAGCACCTGCAGTACCTACTGATTGAGGAGTACCTGCTGTACCATCAGACTTCTTAGTTTTATCGCGTGTCTTACCAGTATGCTTATTTATCCAAGTATCAATAAATACAGCTTTTTCAATTTGACCACGAACTTCAGAAGTAGTCATACGATCAGAAGCCCTGAAGAATTTCTCAATTTCATTTTCTTCACGAGTTTCACCGGTAGATACATATTCACCAGCATCATTCTTCTTAGTTTTATCTACAGTTTGTTTATGCAGACCAATTAAGATTTCTTTACCAAGAAGATCAACAATCATATCTACTTTAGTAGGCACTTCTTTCTTAGATTCATAGCTGTAAACATTTACAACTTTAACTTCAGTATCTAATTCAGAGATTTCTTTACCAATGGCTAACAGTGCCAATGATTGTGCTTGTAAGAATCCAGGTAAGTAATTCTTTTTACCATCTTTCTCATAGTAATTTTTACATCCTTTGGCAGTACCAGAGGTCATATACATGGTTTGTTTAATATCACGATCTTGGTCAGTCTTAGCATGTAAGACAAGGCCTGTAGCACCAGCTGCTGACTTAATAACATAAGCTAGAGTAATAGTAGATGGGTACAAACCTGATTCGAGTACACCTCCGCTACCAACACTATCTTTTTCATCAGCAATGGTGGAGTCTGTTGTAAGAGCTTTAAGTAAAGACATTTGAGTATTTCCTTTTCTATGGTTGATAATATTTTTGAAGTCTATTAAGAATTAACTGCATGTTGTTATCAATGAATGTCTCTTGTGTTTCAAATAATCCAAGAGGTCCACGAATACGTTCATTAACAGTATCCTTTGTTAATCTACACTGGAATACGTACTTAAGACCCAATGCTTCTTCTTCAGGTGTAATGTTAAGAAGCGTAGATTTATAGTCTTTAAGTACTTTAAGAGATACTTTCTTAGAAGAAATAACTACTGAGAAATAGGCTTCCAATCCAGTACCTTTGAGGCTTCCTTTTACAGGAACTTTGGTTTCCATTATCATCTCACCCTCGTTAAGGGCATCTGCAGTATGAGCCAGAAAGATGACATTCTTTGAGGACTTTGCAACATACTGTTGCATGAGATTTTTAAAGAACTGAGCGTAATCTCCCCACGCTTTCATTGTATTAACGGCATTAATGACATGTACAGATTCGTACATTTCCATTAAAAAGCTGAGACTATCTATAACAATAGTGTGTACATCTTTCATAGTCTCTGCAGTAGTGAATGCTTCATATACTTGAAGTGGATCAGTTACTGTGAATTCTTGAAATTTAGATTTAAATGGTAAGCGTTTAGCACTCTCACAATTGAGATACATAACACCTTCAGGGTTTTCTAGTTGCATTAAAGATGCACTTTTTCCAGCTGCACTCTTTCCACCTAAGAGTATTAAGTGGTCATTAATTTGACTCATGATTTCCTTTCATTTAATTAAGGACGTTTAGCTAAGGTCTTACTTACTGTAAGAAGGATGGTACTCATAAGTTCGATCTCATCTAATTTATCTGGGATCTTATTATTAAGTTCTATTACTTTACTGTGAATATTATCGAAGCTAAAACCAGCATCTACTAATATAAGTGCATAACGTAATAACATATTATTACGATTACCATCACCAATATTATTAGTAACCCAACGCTCTAGGTTATCCATAGATTGTTGTGAATTAAGTATTACTTTACGTTCTTCATTTTTACTAGTTTTAGGTATAAATGGTAGTACGTTAAATAATTCTCCTTCTGTATATTCATAATGATTGGCATGGCTTAACCATTTCTTACATCTATGACCACACTGTTCATCTGCATCAAATGGGAGTGACTCTATTACATTTTTATAGAACTCTCTATAGTCTTTAGCATCCATAGTTAATTCATAATTCATAGGTAATATGATACGAAAGCGATGATTCTCTTCTGTATGTCGTTTGGTAGTGTAGTACAGAGCTTTATAGTCTTTAAGTAATAGCTGAGCAGTGCTAAGATTAACTCCACCATCTATATCTATAACTAATAAGTTAAAACCAGGTATAGCATTTTCTTCTTTACGATAACCACCAATTAAATGATGGTTAACCCAATTAACTCCTGGTGCTTGAGTTAGTTGATGTAGTTTATCGAAGGGTGCATATTCATTTTGATAATCAGTTGTAATATCTGTACTATGGCTAAGTACCATTTTACTGAGAACTGTCTCTTTTAAGGTTTCACCGCGTAAAAATTCAATACCATCTGAGAATGATTTCTTAATAATAATATTATTTTTATAGCCATAGGCTGTAGCCATAACTACCATTTCTGCTTTAGCACCAGAGCTGCCTCTGTAAAAAGGTAAATCTTCTGCTAAGTCAGCTTGTGTTACATCAGTACCAATTGTTGCAATGTACTTAGCTAATTTAACCCAAGGTTTATCTCGTGCTAATAATAAAGTAAATGCTTCACCTGAATCTTCAGCCAGCTTAATAGCATTGTTAACATGCTCTTCTGTAACTTCGGGGGAATCATCAATGAATGCATATGCCCCAGCTAATTTCTGTACTTTAAAAGTTCGTTCTGATAATTCTCGTTTTTGGATTTCTTGATATTCTGGAAGCTTATCTGCACGAGCTTCACAATGTAATTGGTATTCATTAAGTAGTATGCAAGTATTTTTATTAATGATTAACTTTTTATTTGCATTAATAATATCTGCTAAGTTATCTAGCCTATTTGCTAGTGCATTAAGGAAAGCATCATTATGGTGATTTGTACGATCTATGTACATTTGTTCTGGAGTACGTCCTTGTTTTCTATTTGAGTTACGTACATAACCAAAGAAACATCTACGAGCATAACCTTGATTCAGCATAGTCATTAAAGCTTCTTCAGTTCTAGCACCATCAAGTAATCTATTAGGTACACCAAACATTAATAGATTAGCTGGTGTCTTGCCTATAATTTCTTCACTGCGAATTGAATCTGAAGTATTCTTAATGAGCTTCTGTTTAATTAACCCTTTATCAAATAGCTCAATAAATGTATCAAATACTTCTGTATTTGCAGCTAAGTTAGCTCCAACTTCATCCATGATTAAGTTCATTGAACCAGCATTAGCCATAAGGAGCATATGCCGCATTTGTTTAACAGCTGGTGCAGTACCACTATCAAAACTAAATGCTAAATGACCTAGACGTTCAAATTCTTTTGTTACACGGATTAGTTCTTCATCTGGATCAGTGCTTTTACGATTGGCTCTTTTAAGAGCAAGCTTAGGTAAATTTTGTTCAGCTAATATAGGAAATGTTTCATCTAGAAATCTCTGACGGAATTGATGTAGTACCTGCTCTTCCATAAGATTCGTTCCCATAGTCTTTCCATAACCACTTGGAGCTAGGTTAAGTACATACATATTCACAGGAGTCTCGCCATCAGCTGGAGAGTCTATTGTGCATCGCATCTGAGATGCTGCTAAACAGAAATAATAACCAACCATTAAGCGGAAGAATAAACTATCTTCTCGTTGAGTATGGTCTTGTAGTATTTTGACTAGTTGTTCGCTTGTAGAATGGTATTGCATTGCTTCAAATTGGAGCATACGAATTATCCTTTAGTGATCTTATTAATGGAATGTGCTACATCTATTTGTCCTGCTTTAAAAGCTAGATAGTAAAAATCTTCTAACCCATGTTCAGTAAATCTATAATCATTATAAAATTTTCCATGTACCATATTAGAAGGTAAAGAGAATATTTCTACATCTGCTTTAATAGCTACTGCAAGAATTTCTGGTTTCATAATATAAGGTCTCCTGAAGCAATTAAAGAATCCTTTTGACTACATACAGCAAAAGCTGGGCAATACTTACAAGCTGTTACCATTCCAGGAACTTCTTTAACAATACCTACGTTATTGTCTTCAGCCATACGTACATATGCATCTTGCATGGTGTCAAAGTTTTTTGTGCTGCGTGATGTTTTCTCTGGATTCTTATAGTATTTAAATACTGGTTCACTTCTCCATAACTCTTCATCTGTACAGAGAGGCAAGTCTGCTTCATCAGTATTCCAATATTGGTCTATCTGAGCAAGCTTAGTAGTAATTAAGTGTTCAGTATCCCCTAATGTTAATAGGGGAATTCGTTGGGTAAGGAACCGTCTAGGTGGATAGGCTGTATCTGATTTGAACATGGCTCCTTTCCAATCAGTAAAGATCCAATGAATATCTAATTCATCAGCTGTAATGATATTGGAACCAAGCCATCTATAAATAGAACCTTGTTTAGCAAATTTCTCTGTATTAACTTGTTTTTGGTAAGCCCATACTGAAGTTGATTTGAAGTCTTGTACTCGACCTTCACTTACAAAGTCAAAAGCTCCTGTGACTGTCCATTTACCAAGTTGGCGTGATAGACGCTGTTCTAGATAAATTGGGATGGCATCTTCAGGCATATCAGTTGGTTTAGGGTTAATACGTACCCGATCAATAACACTTTGAGGGAGTCCTATTGCCGCCATAGCAAGCCTGTAGTTATTCAACCAAGCGTTTTCAATGCCATTATGTATGGCAGTGCCTATTCGACTAGCCATCATGTCAGAAAGGTTCGTGAGACCCTCTCCTGGAGGAATTCTAGGGGGAAGGACTATCTGACGGATAGGCTTAAGTAAAGTAGTAGCACTAACAGTATTGGGATCTGGGTTATAATCATAACTATCTGTAGCGAGGATTTATCCTATCGGTTATTGATTCAAAGAAGAGGCAGGAGCCTCTTGGGTATCTATTTTAAGCCAAATCAGGTATAAAGTGGGATAATTCTTGATAATATTTTATTTGGATAAAAATCAATGGCTAATGTATGTGGTACTGGTGGTTGGATAGGTCCTTTACCAGGGGATCCAGATAATAATGTCTTATTAACAGCTACTCCTGCATTTGGAGGTATTGATGTTTCTTGGACATATCCACAAACATATCCTCATGCAGTTGCTCATACTCTTATATATCGTGGTATTAATAATAATTATAGTGGTGCTATACAAAAAGCAATAGTATCTGGTAATTTCTTTTATGATAAAGTTGATACAGGAGATATATACTATTATTGGATACAAATAGTATCAATTAATGGTACGGTAGGAGATCTTATTGGTCCAGCAGCAAGTATTGCAAGACCTTTAATAGAAGATTTAATTATTGCACTTACAGAAAATATCAATATTGGGTTATTAACTCAAAGTCTTCAAGATGAAATTAATCTTATTAATCCATTAGCTAATACTGTTGAACAGGTAATATTAGATGGAATAGCAGAATCTTCAGCTACTAATTTGCTTATAGCGCAAGTACAAGAAGATACTGCTGTAGCAATTGAAATTGAAGCTATTGCACGGGCTGATGAAGATGGTGCATTGTCTGCACAGTACACCATTAAAACTGATGTAGCTGGATTAATTTCTGGTTTTGGTTTAGCTAGTACACTTAATGATGCTGCACCAACTAGTGAATTTGGTGTTCGTGCTAGTACTTTCTTTGTTGCACCCCCTTCAGTAGCTCAAGCTATAGCACCTACAGTTAATTTATATGATGGGTATGTTTGGCGGGATACAAGTGTATCGCCGCATATAACACGTTATTATAAAACTAGTACAGCAACATGGGTATTAACTTCTCCAGTGCTACCATTTATTATTAAAACTACACCAAGTGTAGTTGATGGTGTTGATGTTCCGGTTGGTGTCTATATACAAGATGCTTATATTGCT